TCTCTCTCGTCTGCTGTTTTCTCGGGGCGAGTCTTGGAGAGTTGGTCATTCACCTCCTCTTTGCGCTGGTCATAAGTACCTAACCCCATGATACCAAAGAGACCTATCGCACCGCCTATCAGACCACCACCGGCAGCACCTATCGCTGTACCTAAACCTGGTGTAATAGCTGTGCCTATAGCTCCACCAAGTTTAGCCCCTGCGATAGCTGGTACCATAGCGGAAACGGTTGCAGGAGCTGACTCTAGGGCCGAACCAGACCATCTCGCTAATTTACTCTCTCCCTCTACGCCCTCTGTGACATCAGGTTTGAGGAACTCTTTCTCTTCAGGAAGTTCCTTGAGATACTCCACTGCCTTACGAGTAGGGCCAGTTCCGCCTAGCGTAACGTCTACTGCCCGAGCACCTAACTCAGCGGCACCTACCATACCTCTTGCAGCTTTAGAACTATAGTAACCCAAGAGTCCTCTTTCTGGTACTTTGCTCTGCTGCTTACGTAGTTCTTCCTGACGCTTACGTTCCTCCTCTTCCACCTTACGCTTAGCCTCCTCGTTTGCAGAGGATGCATCATAGACAGTCTCGAAGTCATTGATAGGGACTTCCTCCCAATCATCTACATTAGAGGTAGAATCGAGAGGTACTTCTTCCCAGTCATCTATTGGCATAATATATAAATCCTAGTAACTAGAGAATTTCAGTTGTGCCATCACTATATGTGATACGAGTCTTACCAGTAGACTTACTTACTTCTTTCTTGAGAATAGTTTTCTCTGTTTTAGTTTCAGTCTTGGGAGTAGTAGGTTTTGTTGTACCATGAGCAGACATAGTGGAACCCATTGTCGCATCTGGTTTCTGCTGTGAGGAAGGAGGCTTCTCTTCGGGGTAAAGTGTAGCCCAGAGTTCAGCCCTCTCAGCCTCTATAGTAGTACCAGGCATTTCAGGTGTACCACCTATACCCATCAAGCCACCTTTTGCAGGAATAGTTTGGTAGCGTTCAGGTTCTTTCTCTATTCTGTCCTTCAAGATAGCATTGATAGTCTTCTCTTTCTCCCCATAAGTCATCTTGCTATCAGATGTTTTAACCTCCGGTGGTAAATAACCAGTCATGGCAAGGATACCTTTTTGCACAGGAGATACCTTATCGAAGTCTATTTTATTAGCATCCCCATCTTTAATTCCCTGCTGCTCGGTGATGTCGCTTAGCACAGCGAGAGCATCAGCTTGCTTTCTCTGGTAGTCAGTCAGTCTTCCCTCACCGTCAACTTTGCTGGCTTTGATCTCATCTATCCGATTGGCTTCCTTACGAACATTGACATCCTGGAGGTCCTTCCAGTTCACCGATACGGCACCCTGTGTGCCCTGGGGTACCTGTTTGCCTGTCGCAGGATCAATAAGGACGTTGCCAGCTCCTTCTAAAGCTGTCTTATCTGAGAGTCTTTTCTCTTCTCCCTGAGCTTTCCATACGTCTACCGGCATTGCTCCCTGCGTGCCATACGGTACGATGTTGCCTTTAGAGTCAACGTAATCTCTGCTTCGTTTCGCATAGTCAACCCCTGCCTTCTGAGCCTCCAGCTCCAACTCTTGCTTCTTCATTAGCATAGCGGTATCGTAGAGTTGCCTCTTCTCCCACTCCGTCTGCTTCTGTCTTTCAGTTGTATAATACTGTGCAGAGCCACCAGCCCAACCCAACAAGCCACCAAGGATATTCAAGTCAGCCATTACTGTGCCCCTCCCATCTGCGCTCCACTAGTTCCAGAGGCGACCTGTCCGAATCCTTTGAGAGCAGTCTGCTGCTGCTGGGTCTGGCTACGAAGACGCTCGTTCTCTACCCTCAGTGGTCTAGTAGCGTCCTCCTTCATCCTAGACGAAACCATCTCCTGTGTAGGTTGTTCCGAGATACCCGAAGACTGAGCTATCCTCTTCCCTTCGTCCTTGAAGTCCTGGGGGAGGAGGGGCTCTATGGCTTCTTGTAGTTCAATCGGGTCGATATCCCCGTTGGCAAGACCCTCTTTGATCTCATCCTGCAGGGCTGAACGAAGGATAGACTCTTGTTCGTCCTCAGGGATATCCTGTGGAACAAGGCCCATAGCTGTTCCCAACTCTAACAACTCAGAGAATGCAGTGAGAGCAATGGCGAGTTTATCCTCAAGGCTGGCGTCCTGCCCCTGCTTTTTCATTATCATCCTTATGTTCTTGTATAGCACTTTCGTTGCAGTGGGGAGAGTGAAGGCATACTCTCCTTGGGAAAGCAACTTCTTCATCTGATCTTTCAGGTCCTTGGAATAAATAAGATGTATAGTCAAAGTCTGTATCTTCTTGAGTCGCTCTACCAACTCAGGACTGGCTGTTTGAGCCTGCTTGGGATCAGTCATCGCCCTGAGACTTGACTCCTTTGGTTCACTTGTCTCTGGAGACAGTGCAGAGTCTTGATTTGGGGGCATCTCCTCGTCAGGCATAACCTCTCCGTTAGGCATAGCGTGCATACCTTTAGGTGAAGACATCCTCTTCTTCATCCGTGACATTTTACCCATTAGTATTTCCCCGTTCCTATAACTTTAAATGCCTTGGTTCTCTCTTTCTTCCTCTGCTCGATATCCTCTTCGACCTGTGTACCCTTAAGAGCTGAATCCATGTCGATGTTGTACCGTGTATACAAGTCAGCCATCTTCCTACTCTCTCCGCCAAGTTCCATGCCGTAGTCAAAGAGTTGCTGTTCTCCCTCCCCTTTCGCCTTCATCACCTTCGGGTAGTTCTCATCGAAGTTCTTCGAGGCCATATCCAACATTCCATTCCTTATGTCTTCCGGCATCTTAAGGAATAACTCATGAGCCTCCTTACCGTACCCCTTGGGATCAATATAGAAATCACCAAATGTTCCATCCGGGTTAGTGATACGACTCATCTCCCATGGGCCTTCCCATTCTCCGCTGTGTACCTTTTCCCAGAGTTTAGTTACCATGTCCGGGGGAACCATATAGGTGTGTTCTACGTTATTACCCGAACGAATCTGCAGAGGGATGAAACTCTTGCTATACTCTGCGTAAGCCTTATCTACAGCTTTCTGTGGGTTAACTGCGTTAAGAGCGTCTCTCACGGAGTTCTGAAAGTCGAGAGTCGCTTTGTCTAAAGAGGATTCAGCTTTGATATAAGCATTGGAGGCACTCCACAGGGATTCCTCTCGTTTCTTCCTTAATATACCCTCAGGGGAAGAGACTATTCCTCCCTCTCCTACGGGAGTAAGGCCCATGAGTGCACCTTGAGGTTGCTGAGGGAGACGACTCTGGAAAAGAGATTGTCTGACTGTCCCCAAAGAGGGAAACTTATTAAGATAGGGGTTCATGTTTACGCAAGTCCTCTCAGTGCTGTGCTCTGTGAAGTAACCTCTTGGCCTGCAGTTGGACCTACCATCGGAGTAACACCTGGTCGAGTCTCAGTCTGCTCTCTTCGCTGCGTAGAAGTACCTGTGCCGAAAGAGCGACGGACACCACCAGCTCGGATGTTCTGCGCTCTCCTTATCCGCTCAGGTTCCCAGATGCCCTCTTTCTGCAACTTCAGTTTCTCTTCGAGGTGAAAGTTATCTCCTGCTCTAGCAGCGTTTATCTGCATGTTAGCGATCCTCTCTCTGCTCTCCCTTTCGAGTTGAGCCTCTGCTCGTTGCTCCTCTGGGGACAAAGTGTTAGAACCCGATAGCATTCCTTGTACAGCACCTGGGATACCAGCGATAAGAGTGTCGCTAAGACCACTACTACCCCCCATCCCAGTCAACGCACTTGTCATTCCTCCAGTCCCTACTTGCCCATAGAGAACCGTCCCATTGGCCATCACAAGATCTCCTCCCTGTGTAACCCCTGCGGCAACCTCTCCGGCTGTACCCATACTTGGAGCTATGGCCCCTGCGATCTCTCCGCCGAACACACCTCCTACTACAAGGCCACCTACTGCTCCCCATAATAGTCCCTGTGTGATATCGCCTCCGGTAAGAGCAGCTGTGATACCACCTATCGCAGCTCCTACCACAGCACTAACAGCGATACCAGTGAACACAGCGGAACCGAACATAAAGGAGCCCAGCGCTCCACCTATAGCAGCGAACCCAGCGAATACGGGCATCTTATTTATCCTCTATTTCTTTTGTTAGTTTGTCTAGTGTCTCTTCGAGACGGTCGTACTGATCGGCACCGATGGTATACACTGTGCTACCCATCTCTTTACATCTTCGTTTCATCCCAAGTACTTGCGCGAGGAATATACCGTAGCGTCTTAACTCTGGAGGGATAACAGCCATAAAAGCCTCTGCCCCAGTGCGATCCACCATGTACAACCCAGTGGAGATAAGGAATCGCTTCAAATCCACACCGCGTTCAGACTCGTCACAGAACGTATGCACTAACCACCATTTCACAGAGCCGAATACAGGCTCGTATGACAATACACTCTTACCGGACTCGGAGATGAAGATATAGAATGCAGGGTTCTTCAACTTGCAGATCATCTCTGTGGCCGCCTGTTCCCCGTTCAGTCTAGTTACTACATCGAGAACTACATGAGAATGATCTATGATGTTAGCCCTTTCGAACATCTACCCTCCTACTTCCAGAATGCCGGGTCCATGACTTGACTTCTGTTCCACTCCCAGTCAGTGAGTCTGCCTACAACCGCTGCGTTATAATCTCCTACGTTCATGCCCATCGACATGAGATTCCTGAAGAAGGCATTCATTTTAGTTCTCGCCAGGGCATAATCCTTATCGGTAGGTTTATATTTATCAGGATCTGCTCCTTTGGGAATAGCAACGAAAGACTCCACCATGGAGTCATCCATCATCATCTCTGTGATTTTCCCCAGTGTACCACTTACAATCTGAGCATTAAGGTTCTGTGTCTGCATAACAGCATCCGCTGTGATCTGTTGGTTCTGCAGCATAGTCTTCAACTTGGACTCCAGATTACCCATAGCACGTTGAGTCTCAAAATCTAGTTCCTTGCTGAGTTGGGTGATGAAACCCTGCTTGACCGTATCGTTCGCTTGGGCGGCTGCGTCAGCCAGTATGTTAAGTTGAGTATTCTTGTTCGCCATAGCCTGATCCAACGTGCTCTGATAGTTCTTCAGGTCCGCAGTGACTACCCCGTCTGCTATGTTCTGGGAGATCTTGTTATAGGTATCCTGTTCAGCAAGCACAGCCTGGGCGTAAGTCTTTGCATCCGCCTCTGCGATAGGTCGCCCCTCTTGGATAGCCATCCTTACGGCATGTCCTGCTGCGGCACTGGTACCCAAGAGACCGCTAGCTGCAGCCTGTGCCTTAGCCTCTCTGTTAACATTCTGCATGTACGCAGAGTCCTTGTTGAGAAGCATATCGAGTTGACCTGAGACTGTTGCTCTAGGGTCCTTGGCGATCATGGCTCCACCGGACTTCACTTCTGCAGGACCTCCTCTGCCAGCTATATCTCCGATATCCCTACTATCATACTTCTCGGTACCAACTAACGCGGAGGTACGAGCCCTCTCAGCAGCAGAGACAGACTGCCCAGCGATCTGTCCTGCACCACCAGTCGCAAGACCAGTTTTATTATCCAGGCCCCCTGTGATCTGAGGGGCTACTCCTTGCACAAGATCGGGATCCTTAGTGTTACCCTTGTCAATAATATTCCCTCCTCCAATAGAGGTAGCAAGAGGTGTACTATCAGCTAAAGGAGAGGCGGTAATCGTGTCAGCGGGGAAGGGAATGGAAACCCCGAGGTCTGCATCTCCATCAACAGGTTGCCCTAAGAGTGCCCTTGAACCAGTGTAGTCAATATCTGCCATTGCGTTTTATCCTCATGTACTAGAAGTCAGCATCTAGCGTATAATGGAATTTAAGTGTGTCTCCAGCAGCAACAGTGTCTCCTCCCTGTAAAGACAACTTCGAGAAGCAACTCTCCCCTACATCCCCCGCATTGGTAGTCTTGTCTGCAGCTGCAGTGAGAGCGTACGCTTCTCCGGCTGTTCCTGTAGTAGGACTATATATGGTAGCCGTAGGGGCTGTCCTCATAGAAGTCCTGTAGGACATATTCTCGTATATCGTTCCTAACGCACCAGCGGAATAGTTAGTCACATATGTTGCGCCAAGATCCTCTGCGGTTCCAGGAGCTGAGGCGTAGTTGTAAGATTTCTGGTAGTAACGCTGACAACGAGTAAGCTCTGTCCCAAAAGTAGGAATAACGAAAGGAGTAGCAACCGACCCATACTCCACCTTTAGGTTAGTCACATATAAGAATTTATTTATAGCAGATGTCCAGTTAGTGGCATTCGCAGAAGATATCTTTCCGGCAGTAGCAACTCCAGAATCTTCCCAAGTATTAATCGCAGCAACTCTATAACTACCCCCTGTTGCAGCCCCTATTCTAATAGTAATGCCTCTATCAATAATGTCCATAATTTCTGGTTCTACCATTGATACGGTTTTTGTAACTCTTTGCCACCCCCCAGTTACGGCTGTGAAATCATAGACATAAGAGTAAAAGTTAAGAGGTCCGTTAGTTTCTATAGATAAACAATATGTCCCACCCACATTTACATATACATAAAAAGAAAAAGTAAGATATACACCAGCTCCTTGAAATTGATAACAATCTACCCCTTCTATAGTATATTCTATATACGGGGTGTAATCTCCGGGGTTTGCTAGCGGATTTGCAGATAAAAGATTCTGTAAAGAAACATAGTTAAAAAGTCCTATAACAGGTAAAACGCCACCGGTTACAATCCCACTTGAAAATGTTCCTCCTACTGGCTGAACAACTTTCCATCTATCGGCAACATATCCAGTAGAAGTTACAGCTCCTACGAGTCTTTGATTTACTAACAGACTGGGGTTTATAATTAAGTTCTCTTTCTGAGACAATGGATTCAGAGTGGCATCTACATACGTCTTAGTTGCTTTCTGTGATGCCACCTTGACATCACTATTCGCAGTGAGAGTGCCATCTGTGTCCAGGTACGAAGAGGGGAGCTTAGTATCAGCATAGGTCTTCACTGCTTTCTCGGTTGGCACAACGGTATCCGCGTTTCCAGCCAAGGTGCCATCTGTACTAAAATCAGTAACCTCGGCCGCAGCGTCATTTAGAGTGGTGATTTCATAGACTGTATACGCGATTAGATCATGAGGGGGTATCTCTGTGATATCCAAGATGTTATTAGTCGTAGAGACTTCAACTTTAGCGTTATCAAGAGTTGGCACGAGGAACGTAAGATCATCTTCCACTGCGTTAAACGCATCGGCTAACTCGTCTACCACGTCGTTGATATCAGTCTCGTCGGAAGTATCCCCGTTGGTTACGTCTAGCGTAGCGCCAGGATTCCAGTACTTGTTAGTCCCCATGTTACATCTTCCTCTTGTTATTCAGGGTGAAGTCTATGATCGCGTTGTGCAAAGTATGCTGCTTAGTATACTTACTGCTATGATATAGTCTGGTAGACATATTAGTTCCGTAACCAGAGAAGTTTATCGACGGTCTTTCGACAAGATACTTGGGAGTCCAAGTAAAAGAACCCCAGTTGCCCGCACCCCAGAGATTAGGATTTCCTGGAACTTTTACAGAGTCCAACTCTGTGAGAGACAAGAAGCGACTACGGTAATCAAAGTTGAACTGTATATCGAACTCTAAGAGAAAGTCCTCGTCCACATCTATCTCTAAGGTAAGTTTTCTGAACCGCTTGTTCATCCTTGGGTACCCAAAACTATAGTAGCCAGTTTCGATGAATCTATAATATTCTGCTCCATCGAAAGACTCACCAGAGTTCATCTTGTATACGTAGGGACTATTGTCTGAAACAAAGTATGTCACGATGTTTCCATTTGAGTCTTCCCCTGATGTAACACTGCGTACAACTCTGTCATATTTCACGAAGGTTGCCCCAAGCAGTCCTTCGGAGTTGAACGTAAAGATTATACCTGTCTTGTCCGAGAAGAACAACCGATACTGATTGGCCTCCTTGTCGATATAGGAGCAGGTGATAGTATTCTTCTTCGCCAACAATGTGCGGTTGACCTTCTTAGACAGAGAGTTAGCAACAAAGGAGCCGAACTTGTCTGTCGTCTGGAACGCCATGAGACCTCTATCATCCATATAGATGATATCAGTGGGTGCTCTTTGGACTGTACCTTCCAAAGCCCCATCTGTGCGACTGAACACCTTGGTGGTAAACTCGAACGTCCCCGTTCCGTCTCCCTGCGAATAAAAGACCTTGATGCTATTGCGCATGAACACTATGAGGGTATTGTCCGGCCCCTCCACCAGGTTAGTGATCGTGTCGCCAACAGAGGCTTCAATGCCAAATCCGTTAGCAGAGAAGTCCGTTGGATCAAAGTTGGCGGACATCAGAAGATGTCCTGACTTGTAGCCGAATACGAGACGATTAGCCCACACAATAGCGAAGTCTGGGTACAGGGAGTGTGTCACAGCATACTCAGATATACCAGCTTGCGCGACAGGATCGTCCAGCTTAGTAGCTGTAGTTCCATCCCATATGTAAGGATAGGACACCCCGTCGAACAGAATCATCTTCAGGGTATTTCCACCATAACCGTCCACACGGAATTCCACTGCGCTGAATTTACCACCAGCATTGAACTCTACATCAGGGATAGTAGTCCACAAGTTACCTGTAGCTAGAGTATTCGTGGAGGACTTATACAAGTAGTACTTAGTAGTCTTGACTATCTTCTGTGTAACATAACCCTTCTTCGTGTACACACAGTTATCACCGGAAAACAGGAACACCCCGTTGGGGGTAGTATTAATAGAACCTGGGAAAACCACTGCCTCCCTAGCTGCCTCTCTATCTTCATCATCGTACTGCACAGCAAAGTATGCTGTGTTGCTATACCTCAAGTATGGCATTTCGTAGGATGAGTAGAACTTGTACGTACCTTCTTCGATACGGAGGGAATCAAAGTACCCGTAGGTGCTCTGTGCACTTGTTGCCGGGTTACTTGCACCGAAGTATACATCGGATGCACCAAGTGGAGTCAACCCCTCAACTAGATCAAACAGAAGAGGTTGTATGGTAGAAGCGTTGTATGACACCGCTCCATTCACTAGCACCCTAGCTTTGAACGCTCCAACTCCCTCCTTGCAAGCTAGACAGATATGATACTCCTTCCCAGCCTCAAGTCTAGTTTGCGTGATAATCTCCGTTGTCACAAGGGATGCTCCTGTGACAGATACCGTAAGGAAAGCATAGGGACCTACGTTCTTCCAGTAGATGCTGAAGGAGGGGCCATACTTGACTAAGTAAGTGTCTGCTAAGGGGGAGATGGAAGCGTGAGCCTTGAACTTGAAGTCCAGAGAAAACTTTTGTCCTGCTAGGTCTGGTGCAGAAGCATTGGGCAACACTAATCCCCCGGTACCAGCGACAAGGAACGAGGTAGTGGAATAAGGGTAGAGAGCGACAGAAGGCTCTGTGACGCTATACGAGGTTAAGACTGCGTCATTGATCTGGTCAGTGAATGTCAGAAGTCCGTCACTCTCTAGCAAAAAGGATGTAGTATTGTTTATACCCTCGTCTTTAAGTGCCACCAATGTGGTATCACTAGGTGTGATACCTACTGAATCTATTCGTTCGTATCCCTTCAGGGAGACATATCCCTTAGCAGACCCATCTACCTCCATGTAGTTAATCGCATCGACGAGTTCACCCTTCTTGAGCTCCAACTGAGCTTCCGCTTGGTTCACTCCTCCGGAGAAGATGATTACATCGTCTCTTACCTGGGGCATCTGTGGCTTGTTATACTTCATTACGCCAGTGGCCTCTGAAAGACTCGACGAGCCGGGACGTGGGAGCGCATAAGTTGACCCATGATGTTATTGTATCTCCTCGAATACTGCTGTTCGAGAACAGGTTCGCCAAGGTACGCAGCGAGTTCCCTTACGGCCCCATACACGATAGCGGAATGAAACTGGGATGGAAGAGTCGGCTCGTCTGTGTCTGCACTCAGCGTCTCTAGAGACGTAGAGTAGTAGTAGAAGTCGAACTCTTTCCTTTCCCTTTGAATATCTTCCCATGCGTCTCTGACGAAGTTGCACACCACCAGCTCAAACCCCGTGGCTGTAGACACAGATGCAATCTCTCCGTCCTTACCTACCTTCTGGTAAGCATCGTTACACATCGTAAGGAAGTTCATAGTTGTTTACTTATACACCATAAAGTTCGATGAGGAACTGACCTGCTGTATAGGTCCCAGGAGCACCACCAGCACTGCCCACAGCGGCGTACATATACTTGTTAGCAGCAGGGACATTAGTGAAGGCGATCTGAGTGGCAGCACCGGCAGCCCAGTTGCCACCATTAGCCCTCATGATAACCTCAGTGAGATTAGTTACGAGCGCATCGAAAGCGCCGGTTCCCTCAGTGGCAGACCAGAAGTCGATATCAAGGTCTCCTCCCGCAGGAGTCTCAAGACAGGTAATCTGCCCGTACATGAGCGTTCCACTCTTAGCCGCAGTGATCTGGCCCAGGTGGCACACCCCGGCAGTACCTATAATGTCATCCGCAGTGGTAGACGAAGCAAGACCAGTAAGATCCAGCAGAATTGTGGTCTTATAGATGTCCCCCTGTTTGGTGATGGAGGTCTTGTACACAGTGCCTACACCAGCGGTAATACCTGCCCCAGGAGTGAGTACTTGCTCCGACTGATCGCAAGCAGTAGTAATCTCAGCGGCAGTAGCCGTAGTAGCAGCCGCAGTGGCGTCAGTCGTGGTAAGGATGCTCGCAGCAGCACCAGGATCACGCAACGTGATGGTTCTAGCAGCGGCCATTGCACCTGCGACCAGGGAGACAGTGGTGTCACCAGTCTGGTCGGTGCAAGTGATAGCCAGTTTACCTTTAGAGGCGGTAGTAGGAAATACATCTACAGTGCCAACAGTGCCCGACGCACCAGCATCAAGGTTCTGACAGTCGAGGTTACGAAAGTCTCCGATATCCTTAGTGGCATTGACTACCACACCCTTGCTCGCAGTTACGGTTCCACCGGTTACACCGTCGAGAACATTCAACTCCGTTGCCGAAGCGGTAAGGCCGTCGATAGCAGCGACTTCTGCGATAGCCGAGGTGACATCAGTACCACCAACGTAGAGCTGACCAAAACTCCCCCTTTTCTGTGAATTAGACATTTACTTTGTCTCCTTTACTTTATTTGTTTTAACTTCATTCTTCGTAGTGTCTTCCTCCACGTTAACAGAGGGGTCAAACTGATCTCCCAGTCGAGCTTCCTCTTCAGCCTTAGCAGCTTCCTTGAAAGTACGGTAAAAGGTACCCCTTTCGAACTCCTCCCCGTAAGTCATGTAGTGTTCAGCGGAGAGCAACCAGGGCAAACCAGTATCTCTCCGTGTGGCTACATAAAACCCTTCCCGTTTTACACTTTGTTTAGCGTTCAGTAAAGCCATGTATTCCTCCGTTTTATATTTCAGAATAAGGAGTACCCACTATCCCCTCATTATCCAGCGGAGAGAAGATAGTGGGTACATTAGGATTAAAAATTAAGAGTAATAGCCAGGGCGAGCTTCCCAGTCCACGATGATCGTACCGTTCGCCAGGAGTTTCTCAGCACCCATGATGCCAGTCCAAGTGTCTGCAACATTCAGATAGCAACCACGGGCAGTGACCTGCTCCGTAGCGGTATACGCATTGGCAGTAGCCTCGGTGGCTTTGATGGCAGTACCGTTACAGTCCGTAGCGGTCTGGCCTGTCAGAAGGTCCTCGAACGTGCCGGTACCAGAGAGAACTGCAACAGCTCCCGATGCAACGACAGTACCAAGACCTACATCCGGGGTGTCCGCTGCGTTGGGGGCACCACTAGTGGAATCGGTGAGATCAATATTCATGAACGAAGAGTTCACGTAAATATCAAAGCCACCGCTGCCAGAGGCGGTACCGTCAGAGAAGTCGAACAACAGTTCGCCGAAGGCCAGTGCGGTTGCAGCAGCAGTGGCCGCGCCGTTGAGAGGCTGGTCAGTGAGGGTAACAATGGTTCGAAACTTCGAACCCCCATACGGAAAATGTTCTACACGTTTAGTAGTACTCATTGTGTATCTCCTTTGTGTTAGTTGTGCGCTACGACGTTAACGAGACACACAGGCTGTACAACCTGCCGACCGTACACAAAGAGAGTCCGCCAGTACTCCCCGAAACTATCAGGGATGCGAACCGTCTCGGTCTTGGTGATGGTACCCGCGAAAGTAGAGGCTTCCTTTGTGCCACCTACGATGTAGGTATTGCCACCCAGAGTGTAGAGGTTGTTGTTAACATAGATTTCGGTACGATCAATCTTACCGATCATACCAGTACGGATCACACCAGTGGAGTCGCCAGTGAAGTCGGCCCGCTTGAGATCGCCCAGCTTCAGAAGAGTGACGTACCATGCCGGGAGAACAATGAAACGATTCTCCGATGGGACGTTCTGCTCATCGAGCACCTGGTTCAGGTACACAATGTAATCCACCGCGTTAGTGTCACTGATCGTGACAGGAGTAGCAGCGGCCCCAAGGTTAATATCCCCAGAGATAGCACCAGCGGCGATGCCAGCGTTGGACGCATGGGCAGCCGTAGCGAGATACTGCAATACTTCCTTATCAATGTCAGTACGGATACGTTCTGCGGCGTCCTTTGCGAACATGGACACCAGTGGGATATCCGCCTGGGCAGCATCGATATCGTCAATACGGAATGCAGAGTAGATACCCTTGTCGATCCGAAGCGTCAGCGAATCAGCTTCCGGAACCTCGTAACTGATAACCGTGCCTACAGAGTAGGGCGCAGTGCTGATCGTAGGAGTGCGACGGATAATAACCTGGTCGCCCTGCGACTTGATCTGCCCCTCGTAGTCAGTATTACAAATACTTGAAAAGATTGAGGAAGCGTAGAAGTTCCGAAGAACTTTGTTCGCATACAACTGGGGGATAAAGTTATTACCATCCCCACCCCAACTAGAATAGTCAGCCCCTACATAAGAAGGACTAGCCGCAACATTCGGCGGCCTCGTAGAACCTACAGCCATTGTGTTTCTCCTATAGTATCACTCAGCGACTAGCTCCTCGGCGCTGATCGAACTTACCTTGGTAGTAACGATCAATCTTGAGTTCTATCTCCTGAGCTTCTTTTTCTTTACCTTTATAGTGCCCCCTTGCGAAGTCACTATAAAACTTATTGATGAATGATTGGTCGATTGCCCCCCGAGACCTATCAACAGGGTCTGCTACTGAACCTCCCGTGCCAACCGGAGTGAGATGCCTATCCAAACTATTAGTAACCTTTGCTTTACCGAACTTAACATCGAAGTCATTGAAAATTTCAGCAACACGTACTACATCTCTAGCTGCCTCTGCGTTTCTCAGTGCACTTACTCGTGGCACCAGTTCCCCATCAGGTATCTGATTTAGATACTGTAGGAAGTTAGGATCATTATTGAGAGTCTGATAGTTAGGTGCTTTCTTCGCCAACTTCGCAAGGAAAACATTGTACTCTGCCTTTCTCTCCTGCTCCAACTGCCTCTCTAGTGCTATCCTGTTCTGCGCTTTGGTTTCTGCCAGCTCTGCTTTGAGAGGATTGACAGTCTTTTCCACTACAGTCTGTGCCGCCTTCTTGATTACGTCGATGCCACCTTCCCCGAAAGCTTGTACCTCTTCCTCAGTAAACGTTCCCTCGAAGGGATCACTCTTCTGTATTCCCTGCTCAGCGAGCTGAGAGAGCTGCTCCACTCTTCGCATTAGTTGCGCTACACTCTCTCGGAGAGAGAGGTTGTCGTAGCGAAGATCAGAAATAGTAATATCGGTTGAGGCTTTGTAGTTAACAAAGCGTTTCTTCCAATTCGTCCTTTGTGGCGAGGTATGGTCCTCTTCTCCCGTTAAGTCGCCAACCTCTGAGATTTCCTCATTGATTGGTGTCTCTGGAGACAAAGTTACTTCCTGTTCATCGTTATCTGGGGTAGCTACCTCTGTGGTAGGATTACTCCCAAAAAGTTCTGCTTCTGCATCAAGCCCTTTAATAATTTCCTCTGCACCCATTCTCTTTTCTCCTTTCGCTTTTAGTGATTCTTGTTGGCTACCTTCGGTAGGTAGGATCAACGCTGAGACTTAAGCTTGCACTAAGGTAAAAGTTCCTTTAATGCTAACAGGGTTTGCATGTATCCCTGGTATAGCCTAACATCCTCCTTGTTTGCTACCAGTTGCTTCATGTACTCGTTAATAGTATCTGAAACAACCTTCGAGAGTATAGTAACATTACCCTCCTTTTTTATCATCTCTAGTTGTGTGGGAGAGCACTTAAACTTCATTTAGTCATCCTGTCAGTGGGGTTCTCATTCTCCAGGTCAGATAACTCAAAGGCTAGTTCCCTACGCTGCATTAGATCTGCTTGATCCTGCTCAGCTCTAGCCCTAGCAGCATCCACTGTGTTCCTGCCAGCGCTAACCCTTTCTCGGGTCTCCAGCTCCCTGCCCCGGTCTATCGACTCAGCTAACTTCTCCTTCTCCTTTAGATCAAGCTCCCTATCCTTCCTGCGCATAGATTCCAAGTGCATCTGTATCTGACCGTTGATCTGCTCCTTGGTAGCCTGGAGACCAACTTGGTTCTTCTGCTGCTGAACCTGAAGCATCATCTGCTGTGCCTGCGCTGCCTGCTCCTGCGCTTCGCGCTCTTTCTTCTTCAGTTCCAGTCTGCTAGGAATAACCACCTCTGGGATATTGATGTCTTTAAGCATGGTACGGAACACCTCGGCGAGACCCTCGGAGCCTACCACACCCATGATCTGGGGGTTGCCTGCCAGGGCCTGTAGGAATTCCATGCGTTTCCCTTGCTCAGCGGCTTTCATTGTTAGCGCTGCGCTACCCTTCCCTATCACCTCGATATCGCCTGTGTAGCCAAGCTCGGGGTACATCTTTATATTCCAGTAGAACTGATATTCAACTCTGGGTATAATTACACCATGGTCGATATGGCGAATAGCATCCTTAATTCCCTTTGAAGCGGACTCCAGCAACATAGAGAGGCCCGATGCAGTCTGTGCAGCTCCACCTGTGCGCTCATTTCCGTATGCATATCGCGGTATCCCAGTCGCATCATCCGCCCTCAACTCAAACTCTTTGTATACGGAGAGTAACTCGGCGGCATTAGAAGGCACCATAGTGAACTGGATGGCCCTACCCCCTGCGCCCGTGGGATCAGAGGAGAGTTGCCATATCTTCATCGGGTAGATGTCTTCGATGCTACCGTTATCCGCTAGTCGATCAACGTAGATCTCTACCTGAGGGCCGGAGGACATACCCATGTTATTCGCTAAGGCACGAGCAGTCCCGTTGCACATCCTTTGGATATCTGACATGAGGTCAGGGAGGGAACGACCCCAGAAAGAACCAGGGCGATTCTGGAACGAGGCTGCATAATAGGGCCTCCGCTTGAGTGGGTCATCTGACACCAGGACTTTAACAACAGTGTTATCCGCAAGGATAGCTTCTATCTCAACCTCGTCAGTATCTTCAAGGCCAAGCAACTCATCCTCAGGATACCCCCAGTCTCTAAGTGAACGGACGGAGGCAGAACCATGAAAATGAATACCATGAATAATATTTCGGTTAGAATCTGTTGAGGTACCCCTTTTCTCTTCAGTCGCCTTCTCGTCCTCAATATTGCTATCCCACCAGGAGACGAACTCCGGTGCTGACCACCTAGTGAGCACATCATCTATAGCGGAGTCCTTGTACCCTGCGGTAGTCGGGAGACCCTTCATGACCACCAAGTCCTTTCGGGAGAGACGAATATGTTCGCATAGGTTCCCATCGTAAATGCATGTGGCTTCTGGGGAGGGATACATGTCCAACGGGTTTACAACCCTGTTCATGAACACGTAGTCTTCGTTCTCTACTATCTGACCACCCTGATAAGATAGTTTTATCTTCTTGGTGATGATGGGTCCTTTCATGAAGGCAGTGGGATAAACCACGAAGTTGTCGATGAAGTCAGACAGACAACGCTCCCACTCCCCAGCGTTGAGTTGATCCTCAATCATCCTTTCCATTTCCTTCATCTCTGCCTTAGCGATGAAGCGTATCTCCTCCCTGATGGTATCCTGGATGTCACGGCGAGCTTGATTCATCTCCCTGAGCTTTGAGGCTAGCGCTGTGGCCCCTCCTTGTTTCTTGGGGGGAGGAACAGGAGGGGAGCCTGGAGCGGGAGTCGGAGGAGGAACTCCCTCTTGTGCTCCAGGTCCCTCACTTTGTTCTTCACTCTGTTCGTAATTCGAAAACTCCTCCTGCAAGACCTCTTCGATCTGCTTCATCAACTCTGGGTCGATGTCCTCGACAACAGAGGGGTTGACTTCCCAGGCTCTCCCGTTCGAAGGCAGGATGATATCCTTGATCCACGATGCGCAGGCGCGACATTTCGTGGAAGTGAGATTCATGAAGATCTCTGAACCACCATCCTTCCTTATCAGCTGGAGATCTGATGGGTTGTAGTGCCCATTATAAGCCCTGAGAGAGTTCAACATCTCGGTCTCCACCCCCGAGTTCAAGCGAGCATCCTTGTTGAGCTGATACTGCGTGAGGATGTGACCGGCGAGAGAGGCGTTGAACTGCTCCATCCTCTCCGCTTCGAGCTGTTCAGCCTGGAGAGAGTCCACTGCAACAGACATCGCCTCTAGCATCTGCGTAGTCCCTACTATCTCCACTCCTAACTTACTATCCATTTGTTAATCCCGCTAGTTCGAAAAAATCTGCCAGTCATCCGCTAGCATGTCAGTTTGAGATGCAAGCCAGGGTACAAGACTTTTAGGTGCATCTTTGTTGTCAGTCTGGAGTCCGGTAGTATTAATGTAGATATACGGACTAGTCATTTTTGAGTGTTCATCTGGAACTTGGAGTTCAATAAAAATACCCTTTCTATTCCAACCTTTACGAGCAACTTTGTTCCCTTTTTTTATGGCTTCAATAGCGAGACCAAAGTTCATATTATCAGTTTGTCGATACGCAGATTCAAAAGCATAGGCCGGACTCCAAGAGGTGTAACCATCCTCATACTGAACAAAATATCCATCTCTATTATTGTCTCCTTCCACTTTCTTGCCTAAAGCGAGAAGAAAAGTTTTTTCATCCATAGGAGATGCTTTGATAATCTTAGTCCCAATAAATGTTTTCATGTTAGTTTTCCTCCGTGTGAAAAGTTAAACCCATAAGTAAGAAGACTTTGTGACTTGTCTTGGCATAGACCTCTTAGGTCTATAGTGGTATGTATTGCCAGCAAATGTCAACGCTAGACTGTCGGGTAGGTCAGGGGACTCCAGACCCATGGACTTCATATCCTTCTTGGTATGGAGTTGGATCTGCATCTTCCCGTTGTACCCGTAAGTCATACTGATTAGTTGGTTCTTCAAGGACTTGTTGTCAGGAATATCCGCCCCATTGGACAGCCAGTCACGCATTTCCCCCCAAAGCTGGGAGCGTAAGTTGTAGTACTGCTTAGGATCAGTAGATTTAGTTGAGACTATAACTTCTATGACCGGGAGTGCGAGTTGTCTACACCGGTCAAACACTCCAGCTCCTATACCGATTGAATCCACAAAGATAGTTTGTGCGTTCCATTTCTTGTAGTAGTCTAGTACCTTCGCGGCCACTTCCATGGTATCCAGCCCCTGATACGATGTGACATCAAGTAACTTCCTACCTTGTCTACAGCAGAGCACAGTCCTATCGCTGCCAAACCTAGCAACATCCACTCCGATAATACGATCAAAGCCTGCATATTCAGCTAACCTCAGGGTATTCTTAATTGCCTCCTCTACATAGTTCGTGGGGATGAATTGCTCCTCGGACACACGGGGAAATTCCGCCATGACACGTACAGAGAAGATGTCGGAGTCTTCACCGTAAAACTCCCTCATGTCCTCCACCCATTCCTTTCGCACCTGAGTGGATCGGGAGGCGGAGAACGTGAGTCGAACCCAAGGCTTGACTTCCTCAGCGAAAATCTGGTAGAATCTCCCAGAGTTACGGATCGGGTTGCTGGTCATAATGAAGCGACCTCCAGAGCCTGTACCCAAGGTACCATACAGAAGATCGAAGACATCCTCATCTATACCTGACGCCTCATCAGCGAGGATGATATAGTTCTCAGCGTGTCCACCTTGTAAGGACTCACGGTTTTCTGCCTTGGCGGTAACGAGATGAGCAGCCTGGTAGGACTTACCTTTTAGGTTAACTCTCTCCTTAGTGATCTCGAAGAAGTCCTTGAAGAGAGGGGGCATACGGTCTCTCCACTTCTCCAGTTCGGTACTAAACACACGGCCTAACTGCTGGTAGGACGGAGAGGTGATAAGGATACGACAGTCCGGCTGAGTCAAGAGAAACAGGTAAGTCAGCCAAACCAGAGAGGCCGTTTTCCCTGCGCCCTGGCAGCTTTTAACAGCGACCCTGCTCCCCGGCTCGAAAGCAGCGAGGATTAATTCAGTTTGCTGCGAATCAGGAGTAACACCGAAGAGTGACTGGATGGCGACCAAGGGTTGCTTGGCCCACATCTGCAGTAGAAGGGATAACTTGTCCTGGGTCACAGGAGTCGTCATGATACTTGCCACTCCTCGGTTATCTTGTCTTTATGGTTGCCAGTAAGTTCCTTTACCGTGGCAGTCTTCGCCATGTTTATCAGTTCATCTAACGCTTTGGCCGGGTCAACCTCTGTGATCTCCACTCGTTCCACGAAGGCTCCGATTGTCTTGCCTAGCAGTTCGATTGTGCGTAGGATATCCTTGCGGTACTTGGGGTCTCCCTCCTGCTTCATCTGTTCGAGTTGGTCTATCAGTTCGGACTGTATCCTTGACTTGGACACATCCTGGTCAACGAACCTTCGCTCTCGTAGGTCCTTGATGTATGCCGCTATATGTGGGAGTTGGCGTAAGTAGAGGCCACGCAGAGTCACAGCCTTGTCGTAGGATAGCCGGTCCCCATCATCTATACCATGGCGCTTCGTCTTAAGCAGCCCTATGTCTAGTCCCGCCTGCAGAAGAGCCGTGTGGTTGTCCCCTGTGTGCACGTAGGTCCAACAGTATATAGCCTCTGGGTCTGTCATGTCTGTCGTCGGGATGAACTCCCTATCTGACAGCTCGGGGGCTATACTCAACATCGCTAAGAATTTCTGGTTGATAAGGTTGGTCCCTCTGAGGATGGTCAGTGCCTTACGTCTGTCTGGTGAGTCTCCTGAGAGAAGCGCCCTACTCTCCCTAACGTTGGTGAGGGACTGCCACATCCTGTTTACGATGAGGCTCACTCCATCAGAAGAGGTGCCATACTTCTCTGCGATCTGCCCTACAGAGAGTACACCCTCAGCATACTCCATTACGATACGCCACTTCTGCTCCGAGGGTAGCAGTTCGGCCCCCTTGGGTTTCTTCCTTCTCCTGTATGGTATAACCGTTCCGTCTGCTTTAAGCTTAACCTTAGTCTTGGAGCCCTTCGGGCGACCCCCCTTGCCCTTCTTCGCCTCTTTCAGAGGCTCAGGCGGGAGAGTCGAAGCTAATATATGGTCTGTATGGGCATCTATGGTGGCAGTAAGGGGTACTATAGAGCCCACTACTAAGAGAGACGCCTCCTTTGGAGGCTGAGTCGAAGGAACTATAGGTTCTCTTAGAGATTCTCCGGTGCTTATAGGGTCTTCCTTAAGGTCTATCACTTAGGTTTATTTATCTCTCAGAGGTTATAAGTCTTTACGATAGGTCAGTTATAGTAGGTCTATTAGGTTATCCTCTAGGTAGACTACTCCTAAAGGTTATTTCTCTCTTAGAATAATCTCTAAGGTTCTTACCTATAGTATATATAGGGTATATATAGTGTAAAGGGTTAATCTGTGTGTACCTTTAAGTAAACTCAGAGAATCAGTTAGTTACATTTAGGTATCCTTAGGGAGTCTATATATAAGATATCTTATAGTATATACCCTATTAGACCTATAGATACCTTAAGATTATACTTTAAGTACTCCACTTAGGTGCTTATTTTTACGACTTTATATCTATAGGGTCACTGGGCATCCCCCTCCGCCCTCCGGGGGTCGCAGAGGCTTCGCAGGGGTTGCCCTCCCGTCGTTTTCCTGAAGGGCCACCGGGTCTAAAGGGCTGAAATGACACCAAAAGAGTGCTTATGAGTGACCCTAAGGCCCCAAAAGGCCTATCTTTTCGTCTCTAGAGACACTGCCCATGCACACAAAGGACATTTCTGAGCTTCCAAACAGGTTGAACAAGTTGTGAAAGCGATCCGCAATAGGCCAATGGATCGACTCGGCACAAGCTGTACTCTGTTCGCTCAGTCCTTTAGCAAGGACACTCTAGCGGCTAGTCCCATACCACGGGACAGACTAGAGATGCATACAGACCTCAGCCAGCGAGGGAACGCCATAGCTGTGAAGGCGCAGCGAACTAGCTACGACAAGCCAATGAAACCGCAAGTCCTGTCTTACAGGTAGGTCAAAATTGGGGATATGCCCGGTACTGGACTGGCTTAACAAAAGTGTATAGCTCTATACTGCAAGCTATGTGACAGATAGCCCAATACAGAGAAGTTCTGTACATGAGTTCGCCGGAATGAAAGGAAAGGAGTGCGTCCTCTAAGATTCTACCTGTAGGAGTCTGGCAGGTCTGGAAAACCATAAAGGTGCTTGTCACGGTACACCAAAAGATAGGGGTGAACCTATCTTCCTGCCGCTATCTCACTACGAGATAGAAGCGGGACAAATGGGTTCACACTTTTTTACGGAGTGAAAAGCAATGAGCAAACGCTATAGGTTCGGAACTGACAAACCGGCGGATTATGGCAATGCATGGTCAGGCGTGGAGTACGCAGCGAGAACAACTACGAAGTCCTGCGAGGAGCTGGAGCGACTAAACAGGCCCCGGCGTAACCCCGTTAGGTCTGGCGTGGTGGTAAGGACCGCAACGGGACGTAAATTCGAAGCGCGTAGCACGGTGGTAAGTACAAACGTGTGCTACAATGCAGACGCAAGTGTACGCAAGGTTGTAGTCCGTAGGAAAAAAGTGAATGAAAACGTAGTGGCGTGGTCGCCGGAAAACAACAAATAGTGTGTCTCTAGAGACAATCTCAACTCATGAACAACACAATGGAGGTTACACAGTGGCTAAATCTTACAAACTGACCACAGCGGTAGACTGGTATGACGTATGCGTTGACGATTACAAGGCCGCCGCAAGGCACGAGAAAACCACAGCGAAGGCATGGGACTCCACAGGGGCGATGCTGGTTACGCAAAAGCTGGTCCCTCCCGTTGGGGAGAATGAGACCATAGAGGACTATCGCAGCAAAGCGCAAGGTGCCGTCCTGGAGTACCTCAACTCTACTCTTGCGGCAGAGGTGCCAGACGTGGTGGAGAAAGACGGAGCGCCCTGGAAAACTCGGGGCAAAGACGGTATCAAGTGGCGCTCCCTGCCTTACACTAAATCCAAAATACAGTACCTTTCAACTATCTTCGGGGCTGTACAGAAGGTCGGCTACGACGCTGTGTTTCCTGACGGCGTACTCCTGCCGAAGCACGAACTCGACAAGCTCCTGAAGGGTGACAAGGAAACGCCTTATCAGACCTGCCTGCGTGCCCTGGAGATGCTCGGTAACAAGTTCCCCGAGATTACCGAGGCGGTAGAAATCTCAGCGGTGATAGAGGCAATCATGGCGCAGTACGTTGCCTGCCAGAAACCCACGAACAGCGTGGCTACTGCGAGCGTAAGCGAGCAGCTGGAGAAAGCGGCCTAAGCAACGTAGTTGCGACTGGAGACAAAGAAAACATGAAGGTAACTAAGAGGACAAAGTATTTTTCTTGGTCTGGGTCTGGGACTGGGTCTTGGTTTGGGTCTGGGTCTGGGTCTGGGTCTAGGTCTAGGTCTGGGTCTAGGTCTGGGTCTAGATCTGGGTCTAGGTCTGGGTCTTGGTCTGGGTATTAAAAAAAAAGAGGAGAAAACACAATGAAAAAGTTAGTGAAAGTAGAGGAAGTGCAGGGTGAAGGTCTGGTCGGTCTGTTGGGAAAAAAGGTTACACTGTTCTGCGCAATCTATATCTATACAGGTACGCTCGTAGGAGTCAACGATTCCTTCGTGAAACTGGAAGATCCCTCCATCGTGTACGAGACCGGCCCCTTCACCGACAAGAAGTGGAAGGACGCTCAGCCTTTGCCTGAAAAGGAATGGTACGTACAGACCGGAATGATCGAATCCTTCGGTGTAATGAAGTGAAACGTGAAAGTAACTAAGAGGACAAAGTACTTATCTTGGTCTTGGTCTTGGTCTTGGTCTGGGTCTAGGTCTAGGTCTAGGTCTGGGTCTAGGTCTGGGTCTTGGTCTTGGTCTGGGTCTGGGTCTAGGTCTTTGTCTAGGTCTAGGTCTAGGTCTTTGTCTGGGTCTAGGTCTTGGTCTTGCTAAACAAAAACACTCCTGCATAAGAGAACACAGTGTATCACTCTGACGGCTTACTGATGGGTGGTACACTGGATTGTCTTATGGAGTTGAACCTTAACTTTACCCACTAAGAGTCTGAATTATGAGCAAAAAGAAAGCTGTATTCAAGGTATCAATAGATGATAGTTTTTGTGAATGGACTTTCGACTTGGAACTATCTGAAGACCTGAGCATCGACGATATCGCTCTGGAACTTTGCGAGGCGTTCAAGATTGATGTTCCGAAGCCAGTTCTTCGTAGAGGTATTGAAGAGTGAGGGGTTGTGCTAGCAGGAACAACGTCATAAAGCCCCCTATTATGCCCTGTGTTCCATTTTGTACTCCCGGAGCTAGGGGTGGTATTCCTTTTAGTAGAAAAACATAACCTTGCCCCCTTAGAGGGCTTTTAACGAGGTGTTCCTATGAAAGAACTAACTTACGTCTACATCGCTAACAGGATCAACAAGGTTCTCTGCTCGTCTAGTACAAAGCAGTTACCCATGGCGAAAAGGTATTGCCTAAGGCTTGTCTCTAGATACAAAGTTGAAACAGGTGATAGGATAGATTCTTATTTTCTTACAATGTCTGCAAGAGAAACCCTTAACAGGGAGATATCGAGGTACTGAAATGTGGTACGAATACGTGTTCCTGAACGTAACGGACCGGATGGAGTACTCAAAGAGATTCTTCCGGTTCTGGTTACGCAAGGTGGTCTATGAATCAACACAGGAGGACTAAAACATGGTAGATAAGATTCGCAGGGGGCAAATCATTTTCGTGGAAGATGAACCCAAGGTTGTAACATGGGTGGACAGGATAGGTTTAACCTGTCGTAACATCTATGGGCACAACGTGGAGGAACAGGAGGACACCTTTTATTTCGACCCCTCGGGTGAGCTGGTAGACCTCGTTGGAGATGCTCACAAGTTTGAGTACTAGTAGTATGCCAACTATCAATTTCATTAATTTGACAAATGGGATACAGGCTATAGAAGATCACAGATTAACGGAGTACAGATTCATAAGACTACAATCTACAGCTTGCGAGCAAAAACGGTGGGAGGAGATTATCTTGACTATCTCCGATGATTTTCTTATGTGTGCTGCGCTAGGTTATGACTGTATTGTGTACGACTACGGTTCTAACAAAAATATTCCTCGCGCTGTATGGCAAGGTTTGGAGTGGCTGAAATATGTTTTGTATTGTAGGTGGTATAGTAAAGAATATTCTCCAAAAGGAAGAGCTAAGAGCAGCAAGACATATTTTGCTGAACAGTATTCGAAGCTCTCGAAAAAAGCGAAGGCTAGACTAGACTACTACAAAAAGTTCTTAGCAGGGCCGTTATCAGTCTCAGCTATAACTAGCTCGACAGACAGAGATGGTGACTATGAGTGGTACGCTGAATTGTTAAAGTAGCAGGCAGTAAGAGTGTCTCCAGAGACGTTTACTTCTCTTCGACCGAGGAAGTCTCTCTAACTTTCTTCCTCCAGTAGATTATGAAGACTCTATGTACTGGAGATACTCCCTAGTGCTTGTTACTTTTACTTAGCAGTAAATGGTGCAAACTATGACTAAACTCCTAGCAGCTGTTATTGTGATAGTGGTCTTGTTGAAACCTTTACCAACTGAATATCACAGTGCAAACAAGGAGTTACAGGTATACGAGGTGTTATGCAACTCAGGCCCTCAGTCTTATATCTCGAAGAAGAAGTGGAGTATTACAGACGAAGTACAGTTGTGTGAGGAGGTTGACTCAATCAAGCACTTCGTTATCAGACCAGACAAGTACAAAAGGAAAGTGAGAAGAGAATATGAAATGCCCTAACTGTAAATATATTCATGGCCTTAACTTTTCTACGATAGAGGCGGAAAGAGGTAATAAAGGAGACTTCTACTCTCTTCCTATAGAGTTAAAAAGAGAAAAAGATTGGGATACTGACGAAAAATCGTTGTACGGTTGTCCTAATTGCGGCATAACCTTCATTGATGTTTAGTTATGAGTAAAACCGTAAGAAAATATAAGGGCCAGAAGTACTACGATAAGGATAGGACACAAGGAGTACTTGGGCCTGATAGGAGTTGCTTACACGGTGGAAACTGTGAGTGGTGCTCCGGGAATAGAACGCACAGGAACAAGCGTAACGAGCCGATACTACAACCCGAAGACTATATGCTGACGGAAGAGTAACTCTACAGTGTCTCCAGGCACAACAGAGATACTCTTTTGTACAGTAATCCGGAAAGTACTTGTGCTTAAGCTACGAGTTTTGTATGCTGTTATAGATACAAAGAAGGTGAGCAAGAAGATCAGTCAGCCCGTAATTCTGGCAACTAGAGTTAGGTACTGTTTGTCTCTGGAGACACTCTTGAGTTACTCGTCAACTTAAACCAATAAAGAGGACACTATGAGTTACGTCAAAGTTATCGGTAAGTTATCTTCGTCTGCAACGAAAAGGATCGTAGCGCAGCAACAGAGGCGCGACAAGGCCGAAACGCAGCATAAGCCCTTCAACCAGCCCTTCGCTACCCTGAGAAGGATGCTAGCGGAGAGAGCACATGGAAATCGTTGAGTCTGCTTCTCTGGACGAAGAGAAACTTGTGCTCATAAGTCACAAAGAACTTTCTATGATAATGTCTATCATAGGACAACACTCTTTTAATCAGCTCGAAGCACAGCACGGTTGTAACAGAGAGAGGTCAAGAGAGCTAGAGCAACTCTGGATCGAGTTCAATGGATTAGGGGTATAAAACCATGCCGCATATCATAGAGCTTATCGAAGGGGAGGCGAAGCAGTTAATCTTTACGGACGATGAGATAGAGCTACTTTTTTTTCTTATTGGAGCTATGCCAGAGGGGGTTGAAAAAAAACTTCTAGGAATAGATAGGTACGAAGAATTTCAGAAGAGATTAGGAGGTACAAATTTTTTATATAAGTTCTGGATAGATATACAATCTTTTCATGACCAAATGAGGTAACGGAGGTGACACCACATGGCGATACCTGTAGGTTTAACCGTTGAGGCACAAAAGAAACTGTTCCTTGCGATAGCATCGTCTCAGCAGAATATTTCGGTTGAGTGGTCAGAGTCCGAGAAACAGCCAATGGCGTTTTCTAATGGAAGGAACTCAAGGATTGTACTCCCAACTCCCAGCGCACTAGATACCGAGCTGTTCTGGTACTATTCCTTTCACGAGCTGAGCCATGTGCTCAATGAGATGCTCTGGAGTTACGATGAGTTGCAGGCGAGACTCAACTTTAAAGACGAGCTAGTGAAAGCCGTGGCTAATATCCTCATGGATAATCTCACTGAGAGGAATATCTACGGAAGATATGAGAGGATAGACTATTTCGTGGACAAGGGACGCACTGAGTGCTCCTTGGAGGATATAAAGGGGATGAAGCTGACCGGAGAGCCAGTCAAAGACCTTTTGCAGGCGCTAATCACAGCCATGATGACCGAGAGGTTGCAGTGGCAGCATTCCCCCTACGACTGTCTTGATGTATCTCCTTTACGCAAAGAGTTTGCCCCATGGCTGGAAAAGCTGGAGGGGCTGTCTCTGGAGACACGTCTTCATGACATCATGTCTGTTCCTGGCACAGAGGCTGCGAAGTGTGAGTCCCTAGTATTAGATATCCTTGAGCTCATAGGATACAAACCGGAGCCTCCTCCACCCCAAGAGGGGCAAGATGGAGGTCAGGGGGGTGATAAAGGGGAGAACGGCGAAGAGCAGCAAGGTAAAAGCAATGGGGAGGGTAAAGAGGGCGAAGAGAAAGACGGTGAGCAGCGGGAAGGGGAACAAAGCAAGGAGGGTAACGAAAGCAACGATAAAGAGATGGGTCATACCGAGGTTGACCCCCCTGCTCCACTCACGCAAAAAGGTGGAAACGGCGTGAAACTGACGCAAGAGGAGATCAAGAAGATGCTCCATGGCATTGACAAGCTCCTCTCCGACCCCATTCATGATACCTCTTCTCGCAAGGTAAAAGAGGCCGGGAGAAAATACATTCCGTTCAAGAACAACAAGGTTGAAGACCTTTCCCTTATCCGAGAGGTGGAGAATGGCTACAGGGGGAACATCGAGACTGCCTTGGGTCGGAGTACCGTCTCGAAGCAGGTGCAGAAATACTTGCAGACACAGGACATCACGAGTTATGCTTATGGCAAGAAGACCGGCAAGATTCATTCAAAGAATGTGCACCGTGTATACTCTGTGCACGACAACCAGCAACCACGAATCTTTAAGCGTAAAGAAAGCTCCCGGCTAGAGAAGGATACAGCAGTGACTCTACTACTGGACTGCTCCGGCTCTATGTCAGGATCGAAGTACTCGATAGGGGCAGCGTGTGTCACTGCGTTGAACGAGACTCTCTCTGCACTGCAGATCGAACATGAGATCATAGGTTTTTCCGCAGAGTACAACACCCTGCTAACCTATGTGTTCAAGCCCTACGGGAAAAGGTTCACTAGGGACAAGATGATTAACACCTTGTCTTCCAGCAAGGTAGCCTTCAACTCGAACTGCGATGGGGACTCCCTGTTGTACGCTACCGAAAGGTTGTTGCAACGCAAAGAGCAGAAAAAGATCTGTATTGTTCTCTCCGATGGTGAGCCTTGTGGTGCCGCCGATGGTAACGGTTCAACTTATCTCAAAGAAGTAGCCAAAATGGTAGAACAAAGGACTCCTATCGACTTGGTAGGGATAGGTATCGCTACAAACTCCGTACAGAAATACTACAAGCATAATGTCGTAGTAAGAAACCCTTCTGAGCTTGACGCAGTACTGTTTAGGGTACTGAAAGAGTTCTTGGTATGAACATCTTTAGGGTTGGGGATGTTGTAGTAACGAGCTACCTAATGACATGTACTCAAAATGGGCTAATTGGAGTTATAGTGAAGATAGAAGAAAAGAGAGATACTGTGTTTGTTGACTTTGAGTTCGATAACAACATGGAAAGACAAAAAGGACTATCAGGGAGTTTCCATACTGATTATGAACACAGACTATGCCCATTTTCTCTGAGTTCCGGAGTTATAAAACATTATATCATAGAGGAGGGGTAATGAGCTTATCGTTTACACCAACTGGTGCTCTTTTTGGAATAACAGGTAGCAACAACAACAATAATACAAACGGAGGAACAAATATGACAGAAAAGAGAGTGAAAACTATTACCTTCAAGGAAAATTATCTGGATCAGAAAGCAGGAACTACGTTGAGCGTAGTTGGCTTTGCGAACAAAGCGTACATCTGCTTGATTGAAGGAACAGAGAGGCGCATCCTTGTCCCTGCAGGAAAAGTTGTCGAGAACAGTGAGGAGTGCTCTTCGTCTGGCACAGCGAAGAGTGGGTCAATGAAAGGCGTAGAGGTGCAGCTTAACAACTTCGACTGGGAGGTGTTAGAATTCTTGACTAAGAACGGTGTGACAGGCTGTGGTGGAGAAAAACTCAAGGACGCAGTGGACGATTACTGTTTGGATACAGGTGTGGACGAAGAGGCTGCGAAGAATGTCTTCAACACTATCGCCACACAGATTACCGAAGGGGCACATTTCGTGAAGTCCTCTGAGGTGGTAGCGGAGACTGTCTCTGGAGACAAGGTTGTAGAGGAACCTACTGCTGGTAAAGGTAAGGGTGGCAAGGCGAAGCAGTCTGACGTAATTAAGCTCACTGACATCTCTGGTGGCAGGCTCCCAAAGTCAGGGATTGACCACCAGGTCAAAAGATTCCCTGATGGATTCTTCGGAGAGGAGCACAACGTGCATATCCCCCAGGTGAACAAGTACTACAAATGGGATGTTGAGGCGCTGGAGGCCATCATGGTAGCCTTTTTGCTGAACGAGAAGGCTCTCATCACAGGCCCCCCTGGCACAGGGAAGACCACAGCGGTAGAACAGTTCGCAGCATGGGTAAACCAGCCGTACATGCGTCTTGGCGGGAGGGGAGACTTGGAGTCCTCTTCTTTCCTAGGATATCCTTGGGCCGCAGAGTCGGGAATGGAGTTCAAGTTCGGCTTGCTCCCCCAGGCTTTGCAGGCGGGATACCTCACGACGATAGACGAAGTGTTCAAGATCCCCCCTCAGATCGCTATGGCTATGCAGCACCTCTATGAAAAGAATGGCTATCTCACGATTGATGACATGCCGGGTAGTCGTACCGACAAGGTGGTCCGACCAACCAAGGAGTTCCGTTTGTTCCTCACAGATAATGTCAAGGGAACGGGAGATAGCATCGAGAAGTTCGCTGCTACTCAGATTCAGGATTCCAGTATGTTGGACCGTGTGTCGATCAATATACCACTTGGTTACATGGCGGAAACCGATGAGGTAGAGATGTTGAAGCTCATGTTCCCCAAGACTAAAAAGGTGGTGTTGAGGAAGCTCGTGAAGTTCGCTAACCTGATTCGCTCGGGATATAACTCGGGGGAAATAGCCTTGACGGTCTCCCCCCGTGGTCTCGTCGCTGTGCTGGAGATGATGACCACCACGAAGCTCCCTCTTCAAACTGCCCTGAACTTAGCGTTCATCAACAAGATCGCCGATGACAACGAACGGGCTGCTATAGGGGAGATGTACAAAGTTGTGGGTCTGAGGGAGGAGTAGGATGCACATAAAAGTAGACAATAACAAAGTATTTGTTGATGGTGAAGAAATAAAGAGGTCTAAGGATATGAAACCAAAGTGTATAGTAAGAATTATAGACAGAACTGAGTCTTTTATTGAGAGTCTTTTCAGTGACTTAGTTACTTTCTCTTTTCTCGCTTTCTGTATATGGCTTAGCAAGGGAAGTACTTGGTGGACATTTGTTACAGGTTTTATGTTCATCATGGGCACTGCTACAAAATTATCATACATAATGGGAACTAGAAATAAAGATTTTAAGACAAAGGAAGAGCTTATTCAGTGGGCTGACTCCCTCGACTGGGGCTCGAAGACTAACAACAAGTAGGAGGAAACAAAATGAATAACATCTATACGTCTTATGTGCGCAAAGCAGGGAGGAAATGCGGTGTAGTGCTCTTCGTGGACACCGAGGAAGGACTGAAGTTTGGCTGGTCGAAGTTCGCTTGTAACCGGGAGTGTCCTCACGACTACGACAAGAAACTCGGCAAGGAGATTGCCTTCGGGAGAGTCAGAGCTAACCGTCCTTATGTGCTCACAGAGTTGCCCTACCTGGTGCAACAGAAGGTAGCCCATGTGTTACCTTTTGTGGAGAAGCGGTATGGAAAGCAGGTTGACAATCTTTGTCTATAGTATATGAAAGTAAAAGAACTGATTCAGTATCTTAACTCACTTAACGGTGAGTCCGAAGTAAAAGTTGTAGAAGTATTTGTCTCCGAGCAAGAACCTATTTTTTATTATGCAGAGTACTCTCCTATAGATATAGGATCAAACACTGCTGTTATTGGCAATACTTTGTATCTCGGCGATACGTTAAATTAATACAACGGAGGAACAACACAATGATTGATCTCTTTGGCAGTAAGAAGAATGGTGGCAAAAAGTGGGATGTAAGCGCAAAGAAGCTGAGTGACGGAGTACCGGAATACGACTCCGAAAAGTGCACCGAGTTGTCTATGCGTATGACTCTGAGCTTGAATACTCTGATGGACAACGGGGAAGTGACTAGGATATGTGTAGCGAAATATATCCACGATAACGCTCATGATCCGAACGTCTGTGTAGTGCTTTCTGATCTCGTGGCGCTGGGTTTGATCATGTCTCAAACGGACTTCTTCATTAGCGCCTCGGAGGATAATCCAACGGCGTTCAGAGCGTTAATGGAAGGGCAAGAGGAGAGCACAAAGGCTACTCTCCGGGCCAAGATCAAGAAGATGGAGGGTGACATCGAAAGCCTCCTCAGTGTGATAGAGAAGCTGTAAGAGGAGCAACACAATGAGTGATAGTACTGTAACCCAGCAGGTCAGCGAAGTCTCGTCTCCAGAGACAAACATTATACTCCCAGAGAAGGAATTCTTAGAACTCCACAAGAAGTTCACTATCTTACACGAGGATTACTCTTCGTTCAACAGGTCCCTTTCGCGACAGAGGGACCTCGCCAAGGCTACAAGCAAGAAGGTCGAAGAGTTCAGCCTGGAGGCTAAGGCAGTTATCAGTTACATCTACTCCGAACTGAGGTTCGTGAAGGTAATGAACTGGCTTCTGTTTGGATGCGTTGTACTCCAGGCTGTACTTATACTCCGGATGTGGAACAACTAGCTTCTTTCTGAAGCGACCCTCTGTAGCACAAAGGTTAGTGCGTACGCCTTATAAGCGTGTGATGGTCAGTTCGAGTCTGCCCAGAGGGACCACAGTATCTCTACAACAAGAGGCAAAAGTGATGAATAAATTTTTCAGAACAGTGTTTTCCCCGTACCTAATGATCCCGCTCTTCGCTTCATCAGGAATATCCTTAGCATTGAAGGGAAACTGGATAGCAGCTTTGTTGTGGTGTCTGCTCATCTTTCAGTTTGCTACAGAGGAGCAGACCAATAGGTTAGTTGCTTTACTCAAGGATGGGAATGATATCAGGGATAGGTATATCTCTGAGCTTGAGGGTATGGTTAAAAAGTTTCTCCGTGCCGAAGCGGAGCGTCTTCAAAAGAGTCTGCAGGAGGGGAACAAAGAATGAAGAAGTTTAAACGACCTGACCACCGTGACTCCACTAAGTTTACCTGTCTGTGCCCCAGGTGCTCACAGATTTACTATCAGACCAACAAGAGTGGATATGAGGCTAACCCACAGGGTATATTGTATGTCATGGACATAGCGTACAAGGAGCATCGGTGTGTATGGCAGCGTTAGAGTGGGTCCCTGTTTCCGAACGTCTACCGCCTGATAGAGAGTGGGTACTTGTACTTACGGTGCAGGGCCTCTGGGATAGAGGGTGCCTCAACCACATGAATCATATAGGTGTGATGGAGTGGTACCTCCCTAGTGGTCCTGTGGAATTCGATTCAGGATTCGTTACGCATTACGCTAAGATTAGTTTGCCTGGAGAAACAAAATGAATACCTACTGGGTTATAGTACCCCGAAGTAACACAGGGCAGAACACGCTGAACCTACACAAAGGAGATGGTAGTATTTACTTTGATTACACCACAGCAGAACTGCATCGAGACAAGATGCTGAATAATAACAACATGGAGGTTCGGTGTGTAACCATCCAGCCACACAGTGTCCCTATGAGAGAAGCAGATGTTCACCATCTTGGGAACTAATCCACGAAGAGACGTTTGAGCAGTTCATTTGGGATAGGGTGTAACACTATGTCTTCTTTTATACTTACCTACGTCTGTGAATATTGCGCTCTTATAGGCAGTTGTACTATCATGTCTATAGATAGCGAAGTAGACCGAGAGAAATTATTTGTAGGTGCCAAGATACCTAGGTACTGTTTCCTGAATGGGAAACAGATGGAAATGGTCATAGCTGACATAGAGGAGATCCGAAACAATGATTAAGAAGAAAGGATTTTTAGTCACTGTATCATGCAGATATTGTGATCAACCTACTCTTTGCACGTACACAGCGGAGTACGAAGATCCTTATAATCTTAATGAAAAGGATATTAAACAAGGAGATACAGTTGAATTGCGCTGCATTCATAATGGAGAAAAGATGGAGATGATAGTGGCTTCTATTGACGAAGTGGTGTACAATGAGTAAGCCTAATAGGCCATGCCCAAAATGTAGGGAGATCGGGAGGGATAGCAAGGGGGACCATCTCTTCGAGATGAGGGATGGAAGGACATGGACCTGTATGCACGCTACAGCGTACCATGCTGCGTATTTCGAGGAGAAAGGTAGGGAGGTAGCCCTGCCTTCTCCACAATGCAATACAGGGCAATCTATGGGCCTCCCTGCCACTGTTAATACTTTAACCACGAAGGAGGAGGTGGACAATAGGTTTTCTTCCGTGGCAGACAGGGGTATCTCTGTTGAAACCAGAAGATTATACGGTGTGAAAACAGAGATGAACCCTGTCTCTGGAGACATACTTCGGCACTATTACCCTGTGTGTGCTAACGGGTCGCTCTATACTTACAAGTGTAGGGAAGTAGCCACTAAGGATTTCCACGCTTTAGACAAGATGAGGGGTGTTGAACAGGACCTCTTCGGTATTAGAACCGTAAAGGGTATACCATCAAGGCTCATGCTGACGGAGGGGGAAGAGGATGCCATGGCGGCATACGAGATGTTGCCATCAAAGTTCCCAGTGCTAGGTATACCAGGTTCTAACCGTTTAGATGTAGTGAAGAGCAATCTTGACGTACTCAAGCTGGTTGGCACTCTGTATGTCTGCGCAGACAATGATTCTCCCGGTAAGGAGCTTATGACGGGTGTCGCAACTATCCTACCCGGTGTGAGAGTAGTCAACCTGCCTCTAAAGGATGCCAACGCGATGCTTCAGGCAGGCAGACAAGCAGAATTTATCTTGGCTGTAGAGAAGGCTGAGAAGTACCGTCCTCCGTTCCTAGTTCGAGTTGGCGATGTCAAGGTCAAGGCTATGACCAAGCCGTCATGGGGAAGAGAGTGGCCTTGGCCTACACTCCAGAGGTTGACATATGGGATGAGGGACGGCGAGGGGATGTTCGTTGGGGCAGGGGTGAAGCAGGGGAAAAGTGAGTGGATCAACGAACTCATTGCGCACCGGATAAAATCGGGAGACGGGGACAAGCCCGCTGTGATAAAGTTTGAGGAGCAGCCCGCCATTACCGTGCAGCGTGTGGCAGGAAAGATCGACGGGTGCATCTACCATCGGCCTGACGTGGTGGTGGACGAGGAGCAGAAGGGCAAGACGATTGACAGCATGGAAGACAAAATGTTGATGTTCAAGGCGTTCGGCTCGGGGCGCTGGGAGGA